GTGAAGTTTCCATTACAAAATTCCCAATACCACTTACCAGAATTTACTGCAAACGTACTTAAAGACCCATAGTAGAAACCAGAACTTTCTAATGCAAGATTTCCCTCCGAAAAGGTAAGCACACTTGTGCTGCTTACTTGGAGTGGGTTCAGTGTACACCAGTTATTAGTCGGAGTGTCCAAGCATTGGTCTGTTGCTGTTATAACATTTACAGCAAAATCATTATTGTTTCCAGATGAGTCATCTCCCAATGCGGCTGAATCTTGGAACTTGAGGAAAAATCCATTGGTTCCAAAGGTTAGATCATCTTTTGCGTCTTTAGGTATCCACTGGTTTGTGTCTGAGTCTAACTCACCAAACGCATCAGCATCTTCTGCTTGACCGTCTAAAAAATAATAGTCAGCAAAATAACAGTCAGGATAATACTGAGTGCCACCTTCAGACAAGTAATAGCCAATCTGGTGAGCAGCAGCTTTGTTTATGTAAGAATCTTGGTTTATGGGTGGGTCTGCTGTCGAACCAAAGGCAGTTATACGAACTCCATTTTTCCAGATTCTCATTCGATCACCAGCAGCTGCATTCCCACTATCCCATACAAATACAAAATGATACCAAGAAGAAGGATCACGTATTTTTTGAGATGGTTCTAAATAACCCTCGGCAGTACCCCCAGCATACATATTCTGAAAACTAGGGCCACTACCACCATGATTCCATATCACAGTCTTATCATTGTTATCCGCTTGGGAATAGAAGATTCCATTAAGACCAGTCGTACCAGAAGTAATACCGCCATTATTTTTCAGCCAACAACTCACAGTCCATTTATCTAAGTTACCTGCACTACCAAATGTCTTTGATAACCAACCTTGATAAAAACGACAAGAGTTATCAATCGTATAGGCATCAGCAGCAGCCCCACCACCACCTAGAACAAGATTAGTCATTAGGCTGATGTTTTAAGGTCGAGTTGTCTACCGACTTCCAACATGGTTGTGTTATAACTTCTAAATACTAAAATATCTACAGCACTTGCGGTAGTCGTCAGGGTTGGGGCAGTACCACCAGCAAAATGAAATACACTATTCCATGATGCTGTTCTCCCACCAGTTCCGTCCTGTATCAAAGTAATAGAATAAAAAGCACCATCTACTTGATTTGTAGGTGCGTCAAATACTGCAGCCGCAGTTAATGTAACAAAACAAACTTGATTTGATGATAAATCCCAATCTTGAGTTGCATCAAAAGTAAGTTCAGTAGAATTGAAGTTCTGTGTCTTTGTCCACTCTGCTGCTGTAGCGAGTTTTCCTACACCCGCTCCCAGCTTAGATGCTGCTATAGCTGCACTTGCATTGACATTAGCGTTTACAATATCTAGGGACAACTTGCTTTGAGCTATTGCTGCATCTGATTTGACATCAGCATTGACGATAACATCCGATGCTATAGAAACTACACCAGCATTAGTCATCGCAACATCACCACTGAGAGCAGCAGCAGCTACACCTGCACCATCACCAATCAGTATCTGGGTAGTGGTTAAAACCTGATCTGATGGAACACCACTTGATGCAGAATCTCTTACCTTGACAGACCCACCAGCCATGTTTGCCATCTTAGCATTGGTTATCGCAGCATCAGCTACAGTTACTGGTTGCCATGCAACACCATTAGTGGCAGCAGCCAATGCTGTTAATGCATAACCATCTGTACCAGGATAACTTGAGTCTGCTATCTTGTAGGCTGTTTCTGAGTCTACTGTATTGTAAACAAGAAGATCACCCTTTGTAGATAGTTTATCTGTACCGACAATGGATACCATCTGCCACTCACCAGAACCAGCAGTGCTATACTTCAAGTACTGATCGTCAGTAGGCGCTGTAGAGCTAACCGTTTTACCCTGTATACCAGTAACTGTAAGTGCGCCAGTACTTAGAAGGGTCGCATCCTTAGATAGTGTATTAGTTGCAAAACCTGTACCATCACCGATTAGAAGTTCAGTATTAGCTACCGCTACATCAGAAGGCGCTCCAGATGAGTTTGCATCTCGTACCTTAACAGTATTCGCAGCCATGACAGCTAACTTGGCATTAGTTACATTAGCATCCAGTATCTTTGCGGTTATGACTTTATCAGCACCAATGCTTGTAACACCAGCATTAGTTATTGTTATGTCACCGCTTATCGCTACAGGATTATAGCTAGTTCCATCAGCAACCAATATATACGCATCCGTATTGGTTGCCATAATTATGTCATCGCCTGATATTGTTATATCAGTTCCTACCGTTAAAGTACCAGTAGTTGTTACCGTAGTGAAAGCTCCTGTCGATGCTGAACCCGCACCAATAGTTGTTCCATCTACCGTACCTGCATTTATATCAGCAGTGGTTGCTACTAAACTTGAAGTCGTTACTGCTGCTGGTGTAGTGCCACCTATGATAGCACCATCTATAGTACCCGCATTTATATCTACTTTATTATCTGCTTCAGGATCAAATGGCAACGTAATCCAAGCGCTGTTAGCTTGGTTCCTTATCTTTAATACATTATTAGTTGTGTCTAGCCACAAAAGACCCATAGCCCTAAGAGCATGTCCTGATGCGCTTGTGTCTATAGACGGACCTGGAGATGCTTTTGCTATCAGAACCTGAACTACTTGATCTGGTCCTACACCACTATCAGGTACGGTTGAAGTACCCACTGGAAAGGTCTTCTGTAGAACATCTTTGATTAATTGTAAATGATCGTCCCCTTCTGATACTGGATCAGAAGATAGGGGATTTGTGCGGTCTAACGCACTAATAGTAGTACCAGATTCTATGCCCATAATTTACACCCTAGTAGTAGCCAGAAGTATTCATAACTCTCATCTCTGAGCCTGAATGCCTGTCTTTATTGTCTTGTTCTTGTATGTCTGAGATTGCCTGCCTAAATCCTCTCTCCCATAATGGAACTCTTCCATCGTTCATCAGGAATGGTTCTGCCTGTAGAAGTGTTCCATACATGTAAAGATCAGGTGCATTTAGAATTGCCCAGTTAGTTGGAGCAGCGTCAGAAAGAGCATCAATCGCCTTGTAATAAGTCATACTGTAAGCATATACACCATCTGGTGTCGGACCAAATAGAATATTCTCCCCTAGTATAGTATAACTGTTTGGTTTAGAGTTTGTACTACCAGCTCTTACCCTGTACATTATTTCAGGAGTAATATAAGACAAAGAAACTATAGGACTCGTTGCCAAATGAATCTCCCGCATCTGCAAGTATCCTGTTGGAAGAGCATCTTCCTTACTCCCGCTGGGAGTATTATCCGATACTGTAGTCTCCATAGCCCTTATCCGCAATGTTCTATTGAATATTGCTTCAGTTAGTGAAATGAATTCTGGTATCCTAGCCGACAAGTCATCCCTGTCAAGCCAGTTCGCTACAGCAGTCTGTAACGTACCAAACGTATTAATCGCCATAGCTTATGACTTACGAGAAAAGAAATATATTTTCTGGTTAAGGATGGCATAGTTTGTCTGTATAAATCCAGGTTGTCCTGGTTTGTATAACCACATAATTATATCCTCGTTGGTGTTGTTCTAAAATACTTATTGTCAGGATCGTTAAGATACTTCTTTAATAGTTTTGGATCTTTCTGTATTTCTCCATTAGTTTCTTTCATCCACATTTCAAATACATTGAAAGGAATGGTGGCAACTCTCATACCATTATGTTGTTTACCAGGGGTTAAAGGAGAACCATAAGTATTAGCAGCTTGTTTAGCCTCATCTACGATTGGTTGCGCGTCCTGAACAGTATTAACCGTTATAGTACCATCCGGTTCTTCAGATACAAAACTAGGTCTTAATGGTTCAAAGTTCATATCGGCATCGCCCCTCTTTCTTTCATAATACCTTTTGCTTTCTTCATTACGTTCTCTGAATGTTTATCTTGATCGAAATGTCTTTCAGTAGACTTCTTTGCAGACTTCTTTTTTGAAAGTGTTTTTTCAGTTTTCATAAAAGGTTTCTCCCTAAACCATAAAGTAAATATCCATTTTTCCCCCTCTCTAGGGGTAGTCCCCATATGCATTGACAATGGGTGAGGTTCCTTATCTTCACCAAGGTTACCAAACATCATAACCCTACCTTGCAAAGACTGTATACCAAACCCCAAATGTGGGAATACTGTAGCAGCATCTGAATCATTCAAACACCCAATTATAGTAACTGCTCTATTGCCACACTCTTCCAGCCTTGTACTCTTTGGTAAGTCTTCATTATGCACAAAGGCATCCCAATGAGGTTTGTATTCTTCTCCAGGTCTATATCTCTGGATACTCATCGGCTCAGCATGACTGATAGGTAGATGGCAAAGTTCTGACATTGATTTATAGATACTATCAATGACACCATCCTCTCCAAAATCCATTCCTATACCATTACTTGTCCTCATCTCGTCTCTAATATCTTTTCCATCAGAAGCAATAAGGTTAGGCTTTGGTACAGCATTCTCAGCAAAGGTGATAATGTACTGACAGAGATCATCTGCCAGTACACTATCTTGTACAACTATCGTCGGTGTACTATTGTACACTAGCAATATTACGCCTTAACACGTATGATCGCACCTGAAGAACGACCATTCTTAGCTTCAAGACCGTATTCCGCAACCATCATCTGCTTCACGTTATCACCAGTCTTTGCAAGATTGAGCGTCTGGAAGGGGCGTAGGTAATTAACTGACCAGTAGTCCCAGTCCATCACGTATATAATACCTATATCGCCTTGATCGCAGAACCTATTTGGAACAAACTTAAACGTGCCAAAATCAGTTACTACAACATCAACCGCATTGATCGCATGGGCGGGCTTATCACCTTTTGTCTGCGTAGTTAGATCAGCCAGTGAAGCACCTGCTATTGCAGATAGCCTAACTTTTAGATCAGGTTTACAGAACATCGTATCTGGAGAACCACCTGCTTCATAGCATCTCTGAACAACGAGATTAATCATAGCTTCCGTCAACTGAACTGTAGGTGCAGTACCCGTCTTAACAGCAGTACCATTAGCATACACACTCGAACTGACGTTTACGATACCAACAACAGTAGAAGCGCCACCATCTATCAGATTAGATGTAGCTGTGGTTTTCGCACCTAACCAAGATTGTACACAAGCGGTCTGTGGCGCAGTAGTCGTACCACCCACTACACGTATGGAATTTCCGGTCAACATAAATTCCATGTCTCTCTTGATTTCCTTGGCCCTCTTAGCCATTTGGTAGGCTTGCGAACTGCGTCTGCCTGCGAAATCCACCGCTTCAGCAGTACCCGTGGTTGCCACGGTTTTGAAACTGATCTGCGTTTGATTCTGCGCCATGACTGTCTCTGCCACAGCCAGAGCATCCGGTACATCGCCCTGGAGCTGTTGGTTAGCAGCCTGAGTTGCTAACTCATCTGTCTGCCATTCAAACAGCGTATTATCACATGTGCCACGCCCTGACATACTAAGAAAGGGTGTGTCCATTGGTGATATATTATATATAATATTACTCAAGTCTTCCTTAATGCCTACGGCACTAAAGGTTGACCTAGAGTTAGTTAGAATTGCCATAATAATTTCCTCATATTAGATTTCGACGAAATCTTCAAACAGACTTGTTGCATCTTGAACACGACCAGTCTCCTGAAGACGTTTCATTTGTTTGGCACGTGCAACCTTACTTACGTCAGCCTTCTCTTTCTTCGCTGAACTCCTAACTACTTTAGGTTTATTCTTGACTTTCTTGGCTCTAGCTTTTAACTGTTTGCCTTGCATGTCAGCGAATGCTTTAGCTTCCATAAGAACGAGTATAGAACGATGGTCTACAAGCTGGTTTAACTCTTCCTGGGTATAACCCCTGGATAAAGCAAACTCACCTACAGACTTAGCAATAGCTCTCTGTGTTTCAGGCTCACCCCATTCTGGTAGTATTTGTACCATTTTCTGGTGTTCAGACTGTAACAACTGCTGATGCTGTGTGTGCATCTCTCTATTCTGTTGCTCGTATGCCCCACTCTGTTTAGATTGAAGATCTCGGATTTTATCTTGAACCTCACGATACTCATCTCGTTTGGTTAAGTATTCTTCCCTATCTTCTACCTTGAGTCTTTCCCAATCAGTGTTCTCAAATTGCTTTGCCACACTGTAGTTGGACTCAATAGCTTGAGACATAGCATTAACGTACTCTTGACGCGCTGCTTGAGTCTGGGCAACTTCACCTTGGAGATACTGCGCTCCATTGTCTAATTGCTTTCGATATTCTGCCAGCTCCTGCGTCTTTTTTGTATAATCCGATTGTCTGGAATAACCTCTAACGAGTTCGTCTTCGGTGACCTCTACATCTTCTCCGTTTACTTTTACAGTATAGAGAGCGGTTTCTTCGACCTCCTCATCTTCAGCTTCTTGTTCCTCGGATTCTTCAGATTCATCTGTATCATCAGCAATGTCTTCTTCTTCGGCTTCTTCAGCTTCATCAGTTTCCTCTGCCTCTTCAGTTTTATCCTGTTCAACGTCTTCCGTAACTTCTTCAGACGGTTTAGCTTCCTCTTTCTCTGGGTTCTCCTGAGAGTCCAATAGTCCAAGTAATGCTTCTTGCGCTGTCAGTACACTTCCTGGGTCTTGCGCTAGTTCACCTACAATTTGTGGGTCTGCTCGATTGTCCACCATAATAATCTCCTAAATATAAGGATGTTGCTTATCAAGAATTTTAGCCATGTGTCCCGTTTCCACGATTGACGATATATGGCCTCTTATCTTTTCCAGCAGCCTTACGGCTAACCAGATAGATTCTCTCTGGTCTGAGTTTTGGGAACCACTTTGTTCCCACTGACTTAGTAATTCATCTTTTAATACTTCGAATGCTTCTTTAAAAAGTTCGTTTTCGAGAAGGTTCTTAGCCCTTAACTCTCTTTCTGAATTATCCATAGTTATCCTATTGCTACTGCCCTCCCTTGTTCGGCCTCTAGTTGAAGTTCAGCTACTTTTAACTGGGTATCAACAGAATCTTTAGCAGCTTCCTGTTGAAGTTTCTGTTGTTTAAGTTGGATGTCAGCAGCTTTGATTTCTAATTCTTTATGTTTCAATTGCATCTCTGCTTGCTCTAATTGTTCTTTGGGATCAGGCTGTGGTGGTACTGTATCTGGGTCAGTCAGGAAATCATCGACATTCTGAAAGCCCATATTCTTTACGAGTGCTGCTCCCATGTTATACATATTCTTTTCGTTTACAATCTTGAGTCCACCTCTCATGGCATCTCCGGCAAATGAAAGCATTGTCGTGAGGTGCATAAGCTGTTGATCTCTATTACCATTCCCTATACCAACTGCCACAATACAATCGTACTCCTCTTTCCACATATCGGGTTTGACAGGAATCCATTTGTTTCTAAGCATAATAACTCTTTCTTTGTCCTGATTCTTTAGAACTAACTCATAGATATTTTTCATTAGCTCCTTAACACCAGTCTCTGCAAACTGTCTCGCAATTAATTCTACCCTAGACTGTGCTGCGGTAATGGTTGCATTAACAGCGGTAGCTGTAGTATGAGATGTTAAAGCATTATCGTTTAGTCCCTGGCTATACTTGTTTACGCCACTTCTGGATTCTCTTAGTTGGTCAAGGTAACCAAGCATCTCAAAGGATGACTGCTCTAACTGCGGTGTTGCCAAAGGCATGATTGCGTTAGGTGACTTGACTCTTACTACTCCCCCTGGTCTTTGTGTCAAGAGATCATCTAAGTTTGCCTGACCTTCAAGAACAGCATACCTACCAAAGTTCTGGCTGTACATGTTGTCCATGAGATTTCTCATGAGGGTACTCTTAATTAGCTGAATATCCATAACAAGATCAGCAATAGACAAACCAAAGAACTTGTGTGGGATCTTTATTGGTGTGATACTTACAAAGGGAATCCTATCTATGGGTTCATTGGCTAGAACCTTATCCCCTATGGAGCATACTTTCCTGAGTTCTGCAATACCATCTCCATCATAATCAGTTCTTATAAAACTCTCATGTAACCAAAACCTTCTTAAAGCCTCTTCTGGTTCTGAGTTACTGAATCCTGGGAAGCCAGAAGAGTCATCGTAAGCATACCTGCTTAACCTTTCTGCTGAATACTCAATCATGTCATCACCACTACCAAGCTCATCAACATCAAAGTCATAACCCATTTCCCTAAGTTGGGAAACTGTCTTCATAACCCTTTGGCATACAAAGCTGGCATCCTCAATAGATTTGGATTCCCTTGATATTAGGAACTCATCCGGTGTAACATTCTCAATCTTAACTCTACCCTTACCAGCTCTCCTAGAGATAACTACATCATGGTAGGTTCCGCCATTCTCTTCATAGGCAGTATGTTCAAGAACCTCTACATCATCGTCTTCAAGGAGAACAGTGAACTCCATCTCCTCAAGATTATTATACTCTTCCCTGTTCCACTCCTCTGTCTCGTCCCACCAGCATTTGACAATACCATTCTTCTGTAGGATTGCATCAGTAAACCAGGTGTACAGGATTTCCCATCCTGGGTTATCTCTTGCGAAGATATAATTTACATAGTCTGTAGCTTGTTCAGCAGTCTCTATATCTTCCGGTCCCACAGGATTGAATCTAACCATCTCCTCGCCAGATGCAAACACTCTCATTAAAGAGGGTTTAATCCATTCTATTGTATCCATTACACTAGAGTCTACATACTGGCTTCTGCCATCCACTTCATTACCGAAAGGTAATCCGTAGTAGTAATCCATAGCCTTTGTCCTTTGCTCAGATATAGTATCACTATACCCTAGAGCATCGGTTATCTCACCCTGGATTCTTGATAGTAGCTCTTCTTCAGTTATTTTAGATGATGCCATAATTCTTATACTTTATTTCCTTTGTCCATTCTGGATCACTTCCCGAAATTGCAAACCTTCTCGATAGTATTGCATAGCGTGTTGCACTCATTAGATCATCCTTGAATGGGATCACCTTTCCCGCCTTTCTGTGGTACATCCTGAACTCTTCAAACCAGTCAGAAAGCGTAGAGAACACATGGAATTTACCATTCTCCATGTACTGGAGTATATCCATTAGTCCCTCTTCTACAGAGTTACCACCTTTCTTCTCTCCCAATGCTGGAGGGTTTGTAAAGTGGTCCAGTAACATATTACAACCTAATGTTCTGTACTGTTCGGCTAGACCAGGATTACCCATAGAGTCTCGTCTATTGCCGTCATGGGGCCAAGCAATGGGGATAAAGCTGGGCCTATTGCGTACAGCCTGTGCGTGAACCGCTGGGGTAGCTTTAGACTGCCTATAACAGTCATAAATGTATAGTTCGTCCTCATCCTTATCCCACGCTGCCCACACCACTGCCGTAGGATGGTCAAATCCAAAGTCTATTCCAGATATTCTGGGCCAATGATCCGGTATAGCTATAGGATCAATGATTATTTTCTCGTCCTGTACTGGGAAGACAAGGCCAGATCCAATAGATGGTCTGCCATATCTCCTCATTTCCCTCTCATGTGGAGAATAAGAGGACAGTATCTGGTGCATTACTGACTCGTTTAAATGCCCCTTATTACCTTTAAATGTCTCTACTTTCTCAGATGCGTCATCCCATGTCGCGTTTACCAAAGACTGCCCATCCTGAAGGTTGTTCATGAATGATGCAACTGTCTCAGTCATACCGTGTTCTGGTGTAAAGGTCATGTATACCATGCCTTGTCTGTCAAGAGTACGGGTTACTGCCTGGGAGTATATCTCCCTAGAGGGTTCTTCGTCCAGCCAAATACAATCAACTGACCTACCCTGCCATTTCTCTACACCCATTTCATATGCTTTAAAGAATAAAGACGAGTTCCCACCGCTAACGTGCCTGATTAGGGCGACCGATTTGGCGTTAGGGACTCCTGGTTTCCTTTCGGTTTTTGTTATATAGTTTTTCGGTATAGTACCGGACCCAAAGGCATCAGGGTCATCTGGGGAACCCAATAGCTCAAACTGCACAATGTCTCTTGTTGTCTCATTTGAGACTCCACCAGCCCATGCAGTAATTGGTTGGTGGTATACTCTGCCTTCCCACCACTCTGGATACAATCCAGTCAGGTGGTATGAAAGCTCCATGCTGCCACAGTAGGACTTACCTATGCGGTTAGCAGCCATCAGGAGCCTCTGGTTGGCCTCTGAGCCACCCTTATGGAACTTTAGCTGGTAGGGGTAAGGGTCATAAGCATCTACCCTGTTAAAACGCTCCCTCTGCCTTAATTCCTTTAGAAGATCTAACGCTCTAATGTTTGAGGAGGGCATCTAATTCCCTCTGGATTTCCTCGTTGGACATGGCTTCGATTGTGGTAGTTTCGATTCGCTCGATGGGTTTAAGTCCAGCTCTGTCCAGTAGGTCACGGACAGCACCCAATCTGAC